CTATCACCTGATTCTGAAACAGTTTTACTTGGATCTAAAACAACAGAGAATGTTCTATTAGGATATCCATGACCAAAGTTTAAAAATTTAACATCTGTTATACCACCAGATGAATTGGTGTTGGATACTCTAATTAAAGTACCTACACCACCACCGAAGTTAATTGTGTATACTTGACCAATCTTAAAGTTTTCACCACTATTGCTTATAAAGAATCCAGTTGTAGTTGGATTAATAGTACCTTCAAATATAGTATTGCCACCTAAATCAGTTGTATCTGTAACGAATACTCTATCTTCTATATCATATGAAGGTGCTAAAAAGTTTGGATCTAAAAATACTTCTGATGTGGATGATGTTAACTCAACAACATTTAAAATAGGAGTTGCATATTCAGTACCTGATTCAACATATCTTAAAAATCTATTTGATATATTTGCAAAATTATCATTTGATTGTATTCTTAAAGAGTTTCTTTGTTCAAATGTTCCATCTGAAGGTTTTAGTACAAACTCATATGGAAAAGTTAGATCAACATTTTCATTAAAAAATAATCTAAAAAGTAATTGAAAAGATAAAGATGAACCTTTTGATTCATACAAATCTTTTATTCTTTTAACTAAAATTTTCTTATTAGCTAATGCTGTGTCTGGAATTAAATCAGTATAATTTTTGAGAAAATATTTTACAAATGAATCAGTAGTTGTATCTATATCACCATAGCTAGTAAGGTTTTGAATTATTTCTTGAGCGCCTTGATCTTGTTCAAGAAACTTATAATATAACTCCATAAACTCTACAAATGTTGTAAAGTCTCTCTGTATGTATTCAGGAAACTGACTACTTACTATTGATGATAATTTTTGTTTTATTCTTGTAGTTGACATTAGTCTTCAGTTACAGGTGTTACATTAACAGTTAAACCAGCATCTCTACCAGCTGCAGCATTAATAATAGTTTTGTCTCTAAGTAATATTTGATTTCTGTTAGCTTGTATATTTTGAGCAACTTCTTGTACAGCATCAGTTATTCTGAAATCTAAAATGTTATTAGGCAATGCAGTTGGCGTAAAATTATCTATTATTATTTCTCCAGTTTGATAATTTACATTACCTGTATCAGTATTTAAAATAATATTATTAATAGCATTTCTAACAACAAGTGTTCCAGTACCATCTCTATCAGGTGGTGAATCATTTGGTATATCAGTTATGTTAACTAAGGTAGAAACATTTTGTATATTTTCAAAAAATCTACTTGATTCAATACTTCCAGGTTCTAATCTATTACCAAATTGAAATGATTCATCCCCTGAAAAAGTGTTTATCTGGTTTAAATCTAATTGAGTTCTAGATTGTAATTTGACTAATAATATTGCAGACACAATAGAAGTATCTGACTCCAAAATATTTTTAATTAACTTTGCTTTTACAAAATCTTTATTGAATTTTCTCAAATCAGAATTAAAATATCCATCTATAGTATTAGTTACTATAGTTTGTATTTCATTAACAGTTTTGGTAGTTATCCTATCATTATATGTAATATTAACAACTAAATTAACAAAGAAAAATTCTGGATCTATAAATTCTGGCTCAATAGCCATCACCTTTTTGTTTCTTAAAATATTTGTAGCTATTCTATCTTTAGTTGTCTGAGATATAGTAAATCCATCAAAAGGTTTCAAAGATATGATTACTTTGCCAAACTTTGGAGGTATATTATCTTCACCTCCATAAACAACTACTGACTCAGCTTCAGTAAAGCTAGCTTCTATAAGTGCTTTGAAATCATTAGCTGTAACTGCTCTATTTCTTGCAGAATTAACTCTTGGTGCTTTAAATTTAATGTCAGTAATATTATCAGCATCTTTACCTGTCGTAGGGTTAGAAGCTGTAGTGACCACTACATTAGAAGTTCCACCTATAGTTGATGTAGTAAAAGATATTGCTGCATTATTAGAAGAATTAGCAGCGGTTCCTGATGATCTTAAAAACTCAATATTTACTAAATTACCTGCTATAAGTTTACTTCCAACTACATCGTCTCCAAAAAATATTTGATATCTTTCACTTGGTGTCATTTCTAAAAAGAAAATCCTTGAGCTTGGATTAACATTTGATATATCATTTGTTTGAGTATATACAAGTGATGTTGTGTTAGTTGTTGAACCTTGAACAGTCACTTTGATAGTAGAAGTATCAACATCAATATCTGGTATTTCAAACTTTTCATCAGGACCAGGATTTGTACTTACAAAACTCAACGATCTATTAGTACCTTCAACCAATTCTAAACCATTTATTATGTAATTACCGGCATTAGGAATAATTGTAGCAGATTCTAAATTGGTAAAGTTAAATGTGTTGTTTTCTAAACTTGTTGAGAAAGAAGTCCTTGCTGGTATAGTTAATGTATCAGGAGATCCAGGAGGATTATTAACTCTAACATTAACATTTGCTCTAGCACTTCTAACAGATGTTGGTGTAAATCCTAACTGTTTAGCAATTGATATAGCTGATGATCTTTTAACAGCCGAATCTAAAAACATTTCATTTAACAACATATTACCAATGTAAGCATTGTAATGTGTATTATAAGCCAATATATCTAATAATGTAGATAATCCTGAACCTTCAAAATCATAATCGGTAAATGTATCTTGTTGTTGCAAAAAATTTTTTAGATTTTGTTTTATATTATCAAAGTCTAATTCTGATATATCTAAATTACTTAATTGTGCCATTATCTTGCTCTTTGTAATGTAGTATTAATAGTTATTGGATCTGTAACATTTCTTATTTTAAATTGAACTGTCACTTGTAATTCATTACTATCACTATTATCAATTAAATCAACTTTAAGAACTGTTGCTCTAGGCTCAAAATTATTAATAGTATCTTCAATAGTTCTTTTCATTATTGTAGACATTTTAGGATCAAAATTTTCAAACAACAAACCAGTTATTTGACATCCTATTTCAGGATGAAACTTTTTTTCAAAATTAATAGTTTGTATAAGATTGCTTATTGATTGTTTAACTGCATTTTCGTTTTTTGCAAATAAAATATCCTTAGTCACAGGATTAGCTGCAAAACTAAGATCAAAATCTGTGAATCTCCTAACTTTTCTGTTTACTGTAGCCATGCTTTATTTATCCTGAAAATGTATCTGAAGAACCAGTTGCTGTATGACCACAACTTGCTGCATCTCCTGCTCTAACTATAAATTTACCTTCAGCTGAAACTGTACTTGAACTTCCAACCATAGTTGCTGAATTGTGTATACCTCCTGGACTATGTGCTGCTACAGAATCACCTTTTAGTGATACTTTTGATCCATTTACAAAAACAGATGATGCACCAGGACCTGTTATTAATCCTCTTGCAGTATCTACATTTACTCTTGATATGCCTGGCATTATGCTAACCTTACTAGACCAGCTGAAAACTTCTTATGATTATTATATGTTAAAATAATCTTTCTTGGATTGTCAACTTTAAATGATACATGTATCCAAGGAAGTTTAGTTCCTGTATCTTTATATTCAAGAAGTAATTTATCAAAATTTACATTCTCTGCTATTTTTTCAGCTATAGTATAATAATCACTTTTTTTAACATTTCTAAATTGCATATCAACAGCTTGTCCTTTTAAATGATCAGATGTATTTCTACTACCAGCTTTTGGATGTCTAAATCCAGATGTAACAAACATATTAGGAAATAGTGCTAATATAGGTTCACATACATTCAAAGCCATACCTTGTAAGTTAAATACTATTTCACCATAAGTTAATCCTAATTGAGCTTGTACTCTTTTTTTAGTTACTACTGCTCTTGAAGAAAGTTGACCAAGTGTAAAGTTATCAGATAGTTGAAAATTATTAGGTAAACTTTTTTGATCAAGTAAAGAAACAGCAGGTTGTATTACTGTCGAAGATGTTGGTTGTACACTTGATCTTTCAAGTTCAGGAGGTTGTCTTCCAACTATAGGTGCTCCTAGTCCAGCTAATTTTTGATCAGTTAAAAATTTTGAGGATTCCTCATCATCTTCTGAATCTTCAGACTCATATCCAAATATATCTAAAAAATTACTAAAACTTGGATTATCAATAAATTCACTAAACACAGTTTTTCTTGCACCAATAGCTCCTATATTAGCATTATTTGCATATAATGCTTCATTAGATAAACCTTCATTTAGATGTATTTGTGAACCATCAGCATTAATATTATTAGTAGATTTTAAATTAAGAACATCTAACGTCTGTAAAAACATTGAACTATT